CGATGAGGTTATTTCTACCCGTCGTCTTGTACACATCATGAGAGCATATGCTATCTGGAACGATCGCATGAAGGCAATCAAAGTTTGTGTGAACCGTTTCGATGATGAGACCAAGCAATCATTCATCGAATTGTATGATAAGATTGATGCTGACGTAAACACTGAGGAGGAAACCAATGACGAGGTATGATTTTCATGGTTACATTGGACATGTAGCAATCCTTAAAGATTGCCAACACCGTTCAGGTAAGATTCTGGAAGGTGAAGGATACAGATTAAAAATGCAAGCGATTGACGGAAGTGAATTTGAATGCTATCATAATAATATTGAGTACATTTGGGACAAATGACCTTGAAATACAATGAAGACGCTCTGATCAAAGAGCTACGTGACTACATCTCTGGAACCTATGGGCAACACTACTCTGCTGGTAACGACAGCATTCAAACGTTAGATCTGATTGAAGCATGTGGAGACGCTGAGGCATTCTGCCGTAGCAACATCCTCAAGTATGCTTCACGCTATGATCGTAAGGGCACTGCCCGTCGTGACATCATTAAGATCCTTCACTACGCATTGCTGCTGCTCCACTTCTCTGACAAAACTGCCATTACCGAATCCTACAACCAATGAGTAAAGTTATCCTTTCTGAAAAAACACTAGATGTCCTTAAGAACTTCAGTACAATCAATTCCTCCATCGTATTCCGATCAGGAAGTACAGTACGAACTATTAGCAATGCAGAAAACATTCTCGCAAAATTCACCAGCGAGGAAATATTTCCTACTGACTTCGCAATTTATGATCTCAGTCAGTTCCTTGGTGGTATTACTTTGTTTAATGAACCTCAGCTCGAGTTCACCTCTACGGATTTTGTCAGCATTCGCGGTGGGCGCAATTCTGCCAAATATTACTTTAGTGATCCTGAGATCACTCTCAAGAGTGCGCCAGAAAAGAACGTAAAGTTTCCAGGTGCAGACCTGCAATTTAATTTGAGTGGAGATGAGTTGATTGCATTGCAGAAAGCATCTGCTGTGTATGGTCTTCCTGATCTTACCTTCAGATCAACTGAAGGAGAAGATACTATCAAACTAATTCTTCGTGACAAAGAGAATGATACCAGCAATACTTATGATCTCACCGTGGCAGGTTGTTCTACTGGCACCTATTCTCTTGATGTTAAGATTGAAAACATTCGTGTTCTCGGCAAGAGCTCTAACGCTACTGCGGGAGATTATACAGTTAAGGTTTCTAAACACTTGATTTCTGAGTGGACTAATACCGATGTTGAACTAACTTACTACATCGCATTAGAACCTTGAGGTTACACAAAGTTTTTTATGTTCCTATCTTTACATTCAGGTTTAACAAACATAACTACTATCAATTTTCTGATCTAGAAAAAAATGATAGTCGTCCTAGAGGATGGACAACTCCATTGAACTCTACGTTTCCTGCTATACAAGATAACGATCTTCTTGTCTCTCCAGATGTCAGGGACAATATGATGAGTGATCTAAAGGAACAGATTAAAAAACTTTTCTATATGCATGGCATACCTGACAAGTTTGACTTTGTTGATTTCTGGTATAACTCATACCATGACAACCAAGGACAAGAACAGCATACACATCTGACTGGTTGTATGTCTGTCACTCCGTACTGGTGTGGGATCTATTACAACAAAGGATTTACACCAACAACATTCTTTAGACCAGATTCAAACAACAGGGTTCACCAGTTCCCTTACAATGGACCTGAGTTTAGAGAATACTTTGCTGACAGTTTACAACCTAATTTGTCTGATGGTGATGTAATTTTATTTCCACCATACCTAAAGCACTCTGTTGATTTGCAAACCAGTGCTAGTATGCGACTGACCTTTTCTTTCAATTTACAATTACATAATGGTTGATGTACCATACGAAATTCTGGAGTATTGCGACTCTTTTACCCTTGATGCTGAACGTAATGATTTACGCTATATTGATTGTGTTTACATGAACATGGGTGAGTATGGTAATGACCCAGAACAACTCAGAGAAATGAGACAACGCATCCGTCCTATTTTTGAATAATTTATTATGAGCAAAGAATTTTTGTGGGTGGAGAAATACCGCCCAAATATTGTTGAAGATTGTATCCTTCCTGACACTACTAAAGAAGTGTTTCAGGGTTTCGTCAATCAAGGTGAACTACCTAACCTACTACTGAGTGGCACTGCAGGTGTTGGCAAGACAACCATCGCCAAGGCACTGTGTGAGGAGATTGGTGCCTCTTACATCGTGATCAATGGATCCGATGAGGGACGCTTCCTAGACACTGTAAGGAACAGAGTCCGTCAGTTTGCTACGACTGTCTCTCTCACCTCTGGAGCGTCCCACAAGGTGGTCATCATTGATGAGGCAGACAACACAACTAACGATGTGCAACTCTCTCTGAGGACTGCTGTGGAGGAATTCCATGGCAACTGTCGTTTCATCTTTACTTGTAACTTCATTAATAAAATTATTGAACCGTTACATTCACGATGTACTGTTGTTGACTTTAGAATCAAACCTGATCAAGCAGTCAAGCTTCAAGGCGAGTTCTTCACACGTCTCAAAACTATTCTTACTAACGAGAATGTAGAGTACGAAGATAAGGTTCTCGCTAAGTTGGTCAAGCGTTATTATCCTGATTGGCGTCGTCTTATTAACGAGTGCCAGCGTTATGCTGCTACAGGTAGTATCAACTCTGCCATACTGGTTGATGTTGCTGACGTTAATCTTGATGCTCTTCTTGGATCCTTAAAGAAGAAAGAGTTTACTACAGTCAAGAACTGGGTTGTTCAACACATGGACAATGACCCTAGTATGGTGATGAGAAAAATCTATGACAGCATGTATGGTGTTCTGAAACCTGCTTCTATTCCCGAAGCTGTTCTTATCATTGCCAAGTATATGAAAGATATTTCTGTTGTACCTGATCAAGAGATTAACATGCTTGCATGTTTAACTGAGATCATGATGAGTTGTGAATTCAAATGACATTACTCAAATTTATTGAGAAAGAACCTAAAATTATTATGATGGAGGAAATGTATGAGCGACTCGAAAAAGAATCAGAGAGACAGTGGAGTTACATCAAGAGTCAAAACCACACCTCAAAACGTAAAGGAAGCACATGAAGCATTATTTTATGCTACAATGAATTTACCTGCTGCATCTGCCCATTGTGGTATGACTCAGAAGGAACTTAAAATGACATTTTTTGAATACCTTAAATACAATGCCCCGAACTTTGAAGTCCCTAAAGACACCCCTTAGGTATCCTGGTGGAAAGAGTAGAGCACTTACTAAACTCTTTCAATACATTCCTGATCTAAAAGATTATAAAAAGTATCATGAACCTTTCTTGGGTGGTGGTTCTGTGGCGTTGGAAATTGGTAAGCGATATCCACACTTGGATATTTGGGTAAACGATCTCTACGAACCACTCTATAACTTTTGGAGAATATTACAAGACAACGGTAATGAAATTAAGAACATCCTCCTCCAACTTAAACAAAGGCACCCTGACCCCACTTCCGCTAAGCAACTTTTCTTGGATGCTAAAAAATACCTTGAGGAGGATACCAAGGAAACTGAGGATCTTCATCGCGCTGTTTCTTTCTATGTTGTCAATAAGTGTAGTTTCTCAGGTCTTACAGAATCAAGTTCCTTCTCAAAGCAAGCAAGTGAATCCAACTTCTCTTTGGCGGGAATAGAAAAACTTCCATTTTACTCTGAACTAATTGCAAAATGGAAAATTACTAATCTGTCATACGAGCAACTCCTTACAGACAACAAAGAAATTTTTACTTATCTTGATCCTCCATATGAGATTAAATCAAATCTATATGGAAAGCGTGGAAACATGCACAAAGGTTTTAATCATGACCACTTTGCTGTCAAGTGTGATAGGTTTATTGGTCCACAACTGGTATCATATAATTCTTCTCAACTGATCCAAGATCGTTTTGACGGGTGGACAGCTGCAGAATTTGCACACACTTATACCATGAGGAGCGTAGGGAGTTATAATACAGATCAAGCAGCTCGTAAGGAACTAATCCTTTTTAATTATGAAATGTGAAGTCACCCTATACAAAGCAGGCACCATCTTCAAGGAAGAGGTGATTGCTGTTGACTATCAAGATGCTCGCAAGGTTGCCGTTGCTCGCAATCCTGGTGCTAAAATTGTTTCCGTTACCGCCGTATTTAAATAATGTATCAACTGAAAGATTACCTGTACTCGATTAACCAATCCAAAAAGAATATTCTTGATGACGATATAGATGCTGAGAGAAAGTATCCCCCATATATCGTTAACAGGTGCTTGTCTTCTTTCACTGATACTATTTTATATGTCAATGAACTGAATAAGAATCCTCATCTACCAAAGAAGTTACAGTATGATTTTTTACTAAATAGTGTGAAACCTAGGAAGCGTTTCTCTCCTTGGGCACGTAAAGATTCTATTGATTATATTGAGTTAGTAAAAGAGTATTATGGTTATAATGACGATAAAGCTCTACAGGCACTCAGAATTCTCACCAAGGATCAACTAGATCATATTACAAAAGCATTGAGTAAAGGTGGTAAACATGAGCGGTGAAATTGAAATTCAGTGGCGACAAACCGATATGGTTGAAGTTGTCCTGAACGAACCAGATGATTTTCTTAAGGTGAGAGAAACACTAACAAGGATTGGTGTAGCATCACGTAAAGAAAAAAAGATATATCAATCCTGTCACATTCTGCATAAGCAGGGTAAGTATTATATCGTACATTTCAAAGAGTTGTTTGCCTTGGATGGCAAGAATACAAATCTTTCTTTGAATGATGTACAACGTCGTAATCGTATTGTACAACTTCTAGTTGATTGGGGACTAGTAAATATCTCTGCAGAGAGTCAGGAAAAAATTACTGACCTAGCACCACTCAATCAAATTAAAGTTCTTTCTTTTAAGGAAAAAGGAGAATGGACGCTTGAGTCCAAATACAATATCGGTCGCAAGAAGCAAGAAGGCGAGTAAACCGTATATTTTAATAGTGAAAACCGTTATTAAATTATAAATGGTTTTCGTTAAATAAACGTGTGAGAGGGCAGGGGACGGTTCTCCGTCCCGCTTTCACGCAAGGATGCCTTCGGGGTCCTAACGTACACGTCGCTTATTTAAGGACATGCCTAATATTACATGGGAACAATATACCCCATATTCAATTGGATTTAATGAAACATTTCAACGACTTGAAGCTCTTGCAGGAGCAGGAACAAACTATCCTCCATACAATGTCATTAATGGATCTGATGGTAGAACAATACTGGAAGTCGCTCTTGCTGGATTTTCAAGAGAAGATCTTAAAGTTGAATCAGAACGAAATGTTTTAACAGTATCTGCCAATAAAGCACCACCAGATAAGGAAAGG